TATTGTCCATTATAATTCCAATTTGCTTTAAATAAATGTTGTACGTGATTGTAACTAGGTGGGTTATGTTTTGAATACATTTCTAATTTACCTTTTGGGTTAATCTTATCAATAATAAAATTAAGAGATGTTTCTACTGTATGAATTTCTTTAGCATTTTCAATAACTTTACACCAATCAAATAAACTATAATCTTCTAAATAAGACATTTCAACATAGTTAGAAAATTTAGAAACATCAATATAAGAACAAGTTTGAGTATCTGGTGGGCTACCAAATTGCTTATTTACAAAAACATATTCGCTTTCATCAGTTAATCCTAAAACTTCATAATATAATTTATTCTCTTTTTCAATATTTCTTTCAAATTCAAAAAATTCTTGCCAATCATCTAAATCTAGATTAACAAATTTATATTTAGCATCCATTACTGATATCCCTGGGGATACCCAATCAGCATGTTGTAATGGGACTAAAATATATTGTTTGTCATTTTCTTCTAATTCTAAAACTCTAATGTCTGGGAGTAGACTTGTTTGTGGAAATAGAGTTTGGTTTATTTTATTTTTTAAAGGATAATCTTCTTCTTGGTTAATAAAATGTATAAAAGGGTAGTTAATATAATCTTTAATCCATTCATACTGGGGGATTACAGGCCATATTACATCACAGTTAAATCCTTTATGGAAGGTATAAGCTATTTTTAAACAAAAAAATATATCACCCAATCCAGCAGGTTGTTTTATGACTACCTTATCATACATTGTGTACTTGCTGATTAATCCATTCAAATGTTTTCTTCATACCTTCATAAAGTGGTTGAGTTGGTTCCCATCCTATTTTTTCTTTATAAAGTTTATTATCTGAATTTCTTCCTCTAACTCCTACGGGGCAGCTAAATCCATATTTATCTAAGAAATCTTGACCTCCTAAATTATTAATTTTAATCTCTTTACCTGAGATGTCAATAGCCATTTCTGCTAATTGGTTAATAGTAACCATTTCTTCAGAACCAATATTTACAGGACCTACAAATTCTTCTTGACGCATAAAACGTAGTACTGCTTCAACACAATCGTCGATATAAAGGAATGAACGAGTTTGTTGTCCATCACCCCATACTTCGATTTCACCACTAGATTCAGCTGCTTTTCTACACATAGCTGCTGGGGCTTTTTCTTTACCTCCTGTCCAAGTTCCCATTGGGCCAAAAATATTATGGAAACGAGCAACTCTAACATCTAAATTATAGTTTCTCATAAATGCTAAGAACAAACGCTCACTAAATAATTTTTCCCAACCATATTCTGAATCTGGGTTAGCAGGGTAAGCACTAGATTCCTCACAATTTGGGTTATCTGGATCTAACTGATTATGTTCTGGGTACATACATGCTGAGGATGAATAAAAAATTCGTCCTACTCCTGTTTTACTTGCTTCTAATACAGTATGAAGGTTAATTAATGCCGAGTTATGCATTACATTAGCATCATTATCACCTGTAAAAATATAACCAGCACCCCCCATATCTGCAGCAAGTTGATATACTTCATCAAATGCCCCTATTTTGGTAAAAGGTTGTTTATGATATGAATAATTGTAAATTATTTCTGGTTTATTTGGGTCAATTTCAAGACGAAATACATTTTCAACTATGTTTTGATTTCTTAAATCCCCTGAAACGTAATCATTACATATTTCATCGTGATTCCAAAATTCATGTTTGGGTTTGATATCTACTATTCTTACCCAATATCCTTCTTTTTTTAATCGTTTTGCTAAATGGCCTCCAATAAAACCACCACCGCCTAATACTAATGCTGTTTTCATAATGTATTATAATATTCGTTTTGTTTTTCTTGACGTTTAATATCTTTGTGATGATGAATACAAATTTCAGGAATATTTGGAAACATCCCAAAAAATGAATGCCCTGTAATTTGTTCATGAACTTTGTTTTGCCATTTTACAACCCCATCATTCTTGTAAACACGTTGTTGATAGTCTGGAAAATTAACCCATCCATTTTCGTTTACATTCCATCTCCATTTCTGGATATGTTCTTGAGTTAGTCCCTCAACAGTATTAATTCTAGGAATTAAAAATAAGTGCATTTCAGGGTTTAGTTCAATAGATTTTTTAACATATTCTAGAAATAATTTAGTTACCATTTCATCAGCATCTAATTGAACAATCCAATCTCCATCACATAATGAAGTTAAATGGTTTTTCATATTAGCAAAATGTCCATCAAATTCATAAGGGTACCATCTAAATAATGATTTTTCAACATTCATTTTACGAAGGTAGGTTTCAACTTGTTTATCTCCATTTTTAGAGTCCCATAAAACTACAATTTCATCTTCTCTATCTTTATTTTCTAAAAGAAAAGTAAGTAATCTTTGAATTTCTATAAATTCGTCTTTAACGGGGATTGCGTAACTTAATTTCATCTAATAACTTATTTACATCTATATTTTTTTCACAAAATGTTAATTTAAAAGTTTTTACTCCTAAATTTTTTAGATTTTCTAAACTTTCAATTAATTTATCTATTTCCATTACTGTTTAGCAAATACACCAATATATTCTAAAGCATCTATGTAATTTCTTTCATTAAAATGTTGGATAGTTTCCATATCCATTTTCCATTTATAGTCTTTACCTTGTTCTTTAAACTTTTCTGCTTCTTCTTCAGGCATAGGAACTGATTTTACAGCACTCCACCCCCAAGTATCTTTATTAGAACCATTAGCAAAAATCATACCCATAGTAGGGATATTTACTGTTGAAGGCATCCAAATATAACCATCTTTATCTTCAAAAAACAAATCTTTATACAATTCAGGTAAAACCTCAGATTGTTCATTAAGAAAATCTGAGTTGGGTTTCATAAGTGAATTTGAAACAAACCCACAACCCATACACTGGTAGTTAGTAATTGAATCGTTTACTTCTTGGGAGTAGCAAGCATCACTACCACATCTTTTACAAATAGTTAATTTATCCATTTTATTTCAATTTGGGTAATTCTAATTTATTAGTTAAGTCAGGAAGTTTTAATTGAACCTGCTGAGCAAATTTGGGAATGTTTTTATCCAGATGTGAATTTAATAACTCATCCATTTTTTCCCAACTAAAGTTTGTTTTACTTTGGTGTCCTTGACGTTTACCTAAACTTGAGTATTTTTTATAATTTTTCCAAACGTCTTTTAATTTAGTTCCAACTTCTTGAGGACTAGGACTAAACCATTGAGATTCTTTTAAAATCATATTAGGAACTATAGCACTAGGATGAACATTAGTTAAATTCCCTCCAACAAAAACATTATATTCAGGATTTAAAAAATCCATATGTCCACTCCAAGCACTTACAATAATTGGTTTTTTGCTTAAACTAAATTCAAGTAATGGACGACCAAACCCTTCACCTTTAGTTAAACTAACCATCGCCTTAATTTTTGGGTGGTTATAAAGTTCATTCATTTCAGTATCAGATAATTCACCGTGAATAATATAAACATTAGGCAATTTACCTTTTACTGTATTTTTGATTTGGTGATATTTTTTAAGGATTATTTCTCTATCAACTGCTGAGGCACCTGATGCTGATGTTTTTAAAACGAGAGCAGGAGCGTTAACCGTATTTTTAAAGGTTTCTAGGAATGCTTTAATTAAATAACCTACATTTTTTCTATCTTCACCTACATCACCTTGCATCCAATGTCCTACAAATAGATAAGCAAATGATTCAGGAATATCTAAATTAAAAGTAGAATTTACAGGTTTGTAAATATCTAAATTAGCACCCTCAAATAATACTTCGATAGGTTTTTGTACTTCAACATTTCCTGTAACTCTACCATTTTCTTGTTTTTGGTATTTAGAATCTAAAAATGCTCTTTTAGAATGTTCTGAAGATACAAAGTTAATATTCATTCGATTAATGCCTTCAACCCAACTAGCATCTACAATTGTAGTTTCCATACCAGCAGTAATACCAATATTGTATTTACCTAAAGGTTGAAATTCATTTGGTACTGTGATTTGACACCAAATATCAGGTTGTTGGTTTTGTTCTTGTGGGTTAAGTAGATGATTAGTTAAAAACCCCCACTCTTCAAGATGATCTTGAATAAAATTCCAAGGAGTAGAACCCCAACGCTGTGATAAAAGTTTTACATTATATTTATCACTTTTAATAATAGATTTAATAATATCTCTTGAACGTGCCCCATAACCTGAATAGGTGTCAAAAGGGGCACTGATTACAAATAATGGCTTACTCATTAATATAACAATTTATGATTTACAACATCTGCTTTATATTCATTAGCAGGTATAATATAATAACTTTCTCTTGGGGTCCAAGTCTCAAATAACTTATCTAGGTTTTTAATTACTCTACCCCCCATTGCTTTAGCAGTAAACCCAGCTTCCTCACTAAGGGCCCATTCACGTCCTTTTAAACCACGTTCTGTTCTACCAGTAACACCTTCCATATAAACATTCATAATCTGTTCAGCAGCATCTTCTGGTTTACATCTATCATCCCAAATATAAGGAGTTTGGGGTGAACCTTGTAAAGAACGACCAGTAGGGAATACTGGAAAAGCCCATTCACCATGTTTTTTATATTTGCCTGTATGGTTTGAAGGTATTTCAGCATTTGGTGTAAACCAATTACCATTTTCATCTTCAAAACGCATTTGGTCTTGCATACCACCTGTTACATTACCAATAATAGGATTTCCTACAAGTAATGCTTCGGTAAGTGATAATCCCCAACCTTCATTCGAACTTAACAAAATTTGGGCATCACAACTATTGTAAAGCAAATTCATTAAATGTACAGGAATTCTTGATGTAGAGAAAATTATATTTTCATAATCTTCACCAAACAAATAGTTTTTAACTGTTGGTAGATCTGTACCATGGTCACTTACAGGTTCTGTATGGAGAACTAAAGCACATTTGTCTGCTTTTTCCTTAGGTAATTGGTCAATAAAATACTTCCAAGCTAATAATGTATCAGGAATTGATTTACGACGAATATTTCTAGAGTTAAATAATAAAGCAAACTCAATATCTCTACTCCCAAACAATTGTTTTTTAAATTCTAATAAATTAGGGTATTGTTCATCTCCTTCATTAATAGGAAAATAATACTTAGTACTAATACCATGAGGCACATAATCAATAATTTTACCTTCTGCTTTATCTCTTAAAACAAGTTTATTGATATTAACTGTTTGTTTAGAAATACCTAACAAAGCATCACATGAATCATAGAATCCTTTATTATAAGCAGGTGTTGGGTAATCGTCCCAAATGTTTAGATAAGCAATTGGAATTTTTTTACGGATTTCATTTTCCATTTGAAATAACCAAACCCAATAACGAGGATCTGTAATAAGAAAAATAGCATCTGGTTTTTCAATATTGATGATGTTTCTTAGTAAGTTGGGATCCCCATAACCATCTGTAGGGTATACAACTACTGATGAATCTTCAATACCTGATTCAGTATTAGTGTCTTGGCTTAAATCAAAACGTTTTCCTTTATCGGGGTGTTTCATAGCTCCCCCAACATTAACCCAATTATAACGATGGCAAGTATTAATTACAATATCTTTACCTACATTCCCTACACCTGAGGGCAGGCGGATATCATCAGCCATCAAAAGAATTTTTTTCCTTTGATCCTTTGGTACGTAACCTTCTTTCATAAATTTATTTTAAGTCTAAATTGTTGTGTGAGTGAACTTTTTTTCTAAAGTCTTCATCAGTAAGATACAAATGAATTGCTCGGTCAGCAAGTTTTTGGAAAGAAAATTTATGTCTTACACATGAAACTTTGAACTCATCGAACAGGTCACTTTTAATCTTGACGCTTGTTAGTGTTTGTTCTTTTGCCATAATCTTAATTTAATTATATTTGTCTATACATATATGTTAATTAGAAAAAGTTGCGGAGCAAAGGTGAGTTTTAAAGAAAGGACACCATTTACAATTATCGTTGACAATTGGCTCATACTCTTTTTCAGCATAACCTTTTTGAGTGAATGCTTGGGTAATAAATTCTTCTAAGCTTTTAGTAGCTTTATTTAGTTTTACTTTACCCGAAGCGGGTTTCCATAATTGAACTCTACCAATAGGATAATCTGAGTTTTCCCAAATTTTTCTTCGTACAATAAAGAATTCAATATCAATATTTTCCATAGGAACATCAAATTGTTCACTAAAGAATTTTTTATAAAGGATTAATTGGAATTGTTTTGATTCATCCTTTTTTTCTTTATTGCCCCACCCCTTAGTAGAGGTTTTAATATCAATAATTTTGAATGTATTTGTGTTTTCGTGATACATTACAACATCCAAATAACCTTGGTATATAACGTTATTATAGCGTTTATTAGGCGTTATCACGATAGGTACCTCAATTCCGGCGAGATGCCATCCTCGTTTGCTAAAATATTGGTTACGTTTTTTCTTGAAGTAATTAATAATTTCAACCCCGTCTTCAAAGAATTCTCTTAATTGTTCAGGGGTACTATAATGGCCTTCATTTTTCTGGTATCCTTCTTTGTAAAGTTCTCTAAGTCGGTCTTCAAAAAACTCCACTAACTCAATTCTATCTGCTTCAGCCCCACTTTTATCATACATTACATCTAAATAATGTTGTAATGTCTCGTGTAGAGCAGTACCAAATGTCATATGAATACTTTGTTCATATAATTTATGTCCCTCTCTGTATTGTAATGACCATTTTTTAGGACATTGAGTATACATTGAGAGTTGAGAATAGGAAATATTTTTCTGATAAGCGTAGTTTATCTCGTCAGGTTTAAAATTTCTAATTTTCTTTACAATAGCAGGAATTTTCTTCTTAGCCAAAACTTATTTTTTATATTTTTCTTCAAATATTCTTTGGTCCTCTTGTCCAATTTCAAAAATCTCAGGAGACATAGAAGTAGACATTTCAGTATAAACTTTAGGACCAAAATATTTGTAACAAGGATACTTACTATAAGTTAAATAGTAAGAATCACCACACCAATGTTTTAATTCATTTGGGATAAAAACATTATTACTTTTATGATTAAAGATTAAACACCCCCACCCGTTTACGGCTTCATAAGTCTTATGTTGAATAAAACCATATATTTCGGGTGGGTTGTTTGTATCATATTGGGAATTATCCATTCCTATAAATCCTGTATTAGGTCTTAATTTATAGAAATTAATTACATCCTCAATAATGTCAGTATTGAAGTTAATATCATCATTACATAAAGCATAGTAATAATTAGATATTTTTTCAATACCATAATTCCAAGCCCCATTACAATATCTTTTTTCAGTAAAAGGGTGGATAATAGTTTTATTTAAAACCATACCATCTAACATTCCTGTGTATGGGGCATCCTCAATTAAGAGAATTTCATTAACTAAACTACAATTTTCCAAATCAGAAAGTAGTTTAACCAGTCTAGGAGACTTATAGATGGTAGGGATTATAAAACTAATCATTTTAATTTTAAAATTTTATTAATATCATTTGAACATAAAACTGGAAGGTGTTGGTTAATTTTTTTAATATCCCAATCCCACCAACTAAGATAATTTAAATGTTTTATGATGTTATCCGGAAATCTTTTTTTAATAATTTGAGCTGGGTTTCCTCCTACTATAGTATAATCAGGAATATCTTTTACTACTACGCTTTGGGCTGCTATTACAGCTCCATTTCCAATAGTAATTCCAGACATTATTGTTACTTTACTTCCAATCCAAACATCATTTCCTATAATAACATCTCCTCTTGTTTGAGGATGACCCTCTCCAGAAAATGTAGTAAATATATCTTCATGGATGTGACCAAACGGGTAAGTAGTAAACCAATCTACTCTATGATTGCCCCCTAAAAATACTTCAATATTATCTGCTATAGAACAAAATTTTCCTATTTTCAATTGAGCTCCCTCATCCCAACTTCGAGTTTTAATATATTCTTTAGCTCCGTAAGTATATTCTCCTACTATCATTTTCTTTTCAAAACAGTCATTCCGGGCCAACTAGGGAGAGTTTCCCACATTTCCCATTCAGGGTGTGAAGATAAGAACTCTGTAATGGAAGGCCAAATTCCAATTGTATCACCTTCAAAACCACCATATCTAAAAGAGGTAGTATCATGAAGCATAATATACTTATTAGCTTTAGAATGATATACTTCTAATTCTTTTTTTACCTGGTCATAGGTGTGAAGTGTGTCTACAAAAATAAGATCAAAATTAGGTAAACTACGAACAATTCTAGGATCTAAATCATCAACTTGAATAAATTGATAATCAATATTACGTTGTTCTGCTCCTTTCTTAAGTAATTCATATGCTGTAGTGTCCCAAGCATCAATATGATCAATATCAATACCCACATATTTTTTAGGTAAATGATAATCTTTATTTTCTTCTCTTAAACCATATAGAAATGCCCAAGTACCAGTAACCCATCTTACTCCTAATTCTAGGACCGAATCACATTCACGAGTGTATTTTACAATTGTAGGAAAAAATTCATTGATATCACTACTAACACTTCTTAAGTAATGATATTTTTCATCAATAATTCTTCTATTCCAAGGTTCCATAGCTTATTTTTTCCATTTGTTACGAATTACTAACATAGCAATAATACCATAGTTAGCGATATCGAGAAAACTATCAATCATAGGTTCATTAGTAACATAATTTCTACCTTTACGTTTCAATAGATTTTTTAGACGATTAATTTTATCATTAACACGAAGCCAAATGCCTGTGAGTGACAATTCAATATCTTCTTGTTCTTCAAGAGTAGAACCTAATGAGATATTTGAAATACCATAGTCCATCATTTTGCGAGCAAACAAAACATATTGTTCATCTTGGATTTCTTTCCAAGCTTCAGCTAATGTTGGGTATGTTTTTTCAAAATCACGAACTGCTTTTTCTTCACCTGTTTGAGAATTATAGCGTTCAGGAACTTCATCTTTTACTACAAAAGGATTAGGATCGCCAGTTGAGGGATCATAATTAGGCAAACCGTTAGTAGTAGTAACAGTCCACATTTTATCGGCCACAACGTGCCCAATAATTTCACCTTCAATTTCAATAGGTTTCATAACTAATTAATTTAAATTTATAACTTTGCTTTTTTAATAATTTTATCTGTTTCTTTTTCGTCAATCCCCATATTCCATAGAATACCTCTAACCCCATGTTCTTTCAAAATATCAATATAATGATCTGCTTCTCCAAGGGAACATTGAAAATATTCCGCTATGTATTCAGCTAATTCTTGATAATTTTTTTTGTTTTCGTTCTTAATGTACTTGAGCCAGAGTTTCTTTTTTGGGATCATTTCTCGATAAATAGAATAAATTTGTTTCTTACTTTGTGGATTCATTTTTTGAACATAGTTTACAATATCAATGTAATCTACGCTCATAGATAAATATCTATGTATCATGTAAGAATTAAAGTTATTCCATGACTCTTCGCTGAAGTTGTCAGGAGAGGTTTTAGAAACTGTAATTTCGTTTAACCAATCAAATATTGTCTTGGGAGAATTCATCTCGCAAATCTTTAGGCAACATTTCTTGAACTACTTCACCAGTTTGAACATCATAAAATACTGGGATTGGCATGATAGCGTCTTCAGCTGTGCCTGCTACAAATTTAGATACTTTACGAAGAATTACTCCTTCGGCAAATACTTTTCCACCTGTTGATGATGTTACAGGTTGTGTGTTTTTTAAATCAATGTTAACATTGAGGTTAGGTTGTTGTGCCATTTTTTGTTTGTTTATAATCTAAAATAAAGCCAATTAATACTATAATGTTCATACCTAAGCTGGCTATAATCTCGTGTATGTCTTGGTAAACGGTTGTCATTAAGTGGATATGTCCTACCATCCAAAAAGGTATAGATAGGTTTTGACTAATCCAAATTACAAGAAATTTTAAGAAAAATTTCATAATACTTTAGGTTTAGCAACTTCAATCAATTTAGCAATCAAAGCCATGGCGTTGATTTCTTTATCAATACGAAAATTAGCTTGATATGAATACTCGTTTACAAGGATTGCCACCATTCCTTCACTACCAGACGCATATAATCCAGCATTATCATAAAGGAAACGATATAATTCCTCAAAGTCTTGTACATTCGCGTTTGCGATAACTTGCCTAATTTCATTAAATTTTGGTTTTGGTTGTGATAACATTTTAATTACTTGAGTCATATAATTAGATGATACAAGTACTGATTTATCAATTACAAGTTTATTATCTTGGGTTGATAATTGAATAGTATTAAGACACTTACGTAAATCAGGATAAAACTGATTAGTAATAGTTTTAATATCTTCAAGTTCATATGATGTTCCTTCAGTATCTAAAATCCAAGCAATGTGTTTTGCAACATCGGCTTTAGATGGAGGAACAATTTTCAGGACTTGGCAACGTGATTGTAAGGGATCAATGATACGTTCCACGTAGTTACACGTTAAGATAAAACGTGTAGTACGTGAGAACGTTTCAATGACATTACGAAGAGATGCCTGCGCCTGGATAGTGAGAAAATCGGCTTCGTCTAAAATAACTACTTTGAGCGATTTAAACGAAGCTGCTGAAGCAAAGCCCTGTACTTTATCTCTAATTGTTTCAATTCCCCTTTCGTCTGAGGCATTGATGTAAAGATAGTCACAATCAAGGTTGCGAACAATGAGCTTAGCAAGAGTAGTTTTACCTGTACCAGCTGGTCCATAGAATATTAGGTTTTGAATATCGTTCTGTGATAAATACTGAGCGATAGTTTTTTTAATGTTTTCATTACCTACATACTCGTCCAATACTTTGGAACGATATTTTTCAACCAGCAAACTGTGTTCTTTCATATAATAATTTTATAACTTCATGAGCTGGCATATTTAACCAGCATCCATCTTTTTTTAGGGCAATATACAAAGCTTCTGTATCAAAGACACGCCAAGTGCCATCAATTATATAACTTTTTTCTTTATATATAACTTCTAAACCCATTAAAAAGTCGTAATGGTTTACTCGATTTGCGTCTCTCATTCTTCGTCTCCGTAAATATTATAACGTTTAGGTGGTTCAGGTTTGATTTCTATTTCCTCAGTACGGATAACATAAAGTTTACTTTGAAGAGGAGCTAATCTAAACTCAGCTTTTTCACCTGTTTTACCAAACCAAGCTTCTAATGCTTCAGTAAGGGAATTGTGCATTTTGTTGTCGCCAACTAGAGTCCACCTGTCACCAGGTGGAACTCTATTAGCAATTAATTCTAAGAATTCTTGTTTTTCTTTCATTAGAACATTCCCCCCATCATTGGGTTGCTGTCTTCATCCTTAGATTCAGGATCATCAACAACAACACATTCGGTTAATAGAATAGTTCCTGCGACTGAGGCTGCATTTTCAAGTGCAGTGCGTGTTACTTTAGAGGGATCAATGATACCTGCTTCTTTCATGTTTACAACGGTTTCTTCTTTAATGTTATAACCAAGCCAAGTATTAGAAGGATCAAGTTGTAAACCTACCATTTGGGCTTCAGTTGAATTAAATCCGGCATTAATAAGAATTTGTTCAAATGGTTTACCACAAGCTTTCCAAACAATTTCAGCTCCAATATTGGAACGGTTAATTGCTTCACGAGCATAAAGTAAAGCAGAACCACCACCAGGTACAATACCTTCTTCAATAGCGGCTTTAGTTGCATGAAGGGCATCATCTACACGATCCTTCTTTTCTTTCATTTCAGTTTCGGTATTACCCCCAACGTGGATAATAGCTACTCCTCCGACGAATTTCGCCAATCTTTCTTGGAGTTTTTCGATTTCGAACGGGGTTGACGCTTGTTCGATTTGTTGTTGAAGTTCTTCAATACGTGCTTGAATTCCTCCCATTTCTCCCTTTCCATCTACAATAGTTGTTTGATCTTTAGTTACACTGACATTCCTTGCTTCACCAAACCATTCCCAACTAAATTTATCAAGTTTCATTCCCTTTTGTTTTGAGAATACTTGACCACCAGTCATAATAGCGATATCTTCAAGGATTAATTTACGACGATCTCCAAAGTCAGGGGCCTTAACTGCACAAACTTTAATAATACCTCTTGCTTTATTTACAATAAGTGTAGCAAGTGCTTCATTATCAATGTCCTCAGCAATAATCAAAAGTGAACGATTAGTATTTGAAACGGCTTCGAGTACAGGTAGCAACTCTTTTACCTGTGTGAATCGTTCATCAGCAATCAAAATGTAAGGGTTGTCTAAGATAGAAGACATTGTATTGTTGTTAGTAACAAAATAATGTGATTTGTAACCTCTATCAAACTGCATACCTTCTACAGTTTCAAGATATGTTTCACCTGATTTAGATTCTTCGATAGTAACAATACCATCACGTCCCACTTTATCCATTGCAGTGGCAATTAATTTACCTACTTCGGAATCGTTGTTAGCTGAAATGGTAGCGATTTGTTCTAGTTGTTCTTCAGATGAGATTTCCTCGGCTACTTCATTACGAAGTGAAGATACTACTTGTTTAACAGCAGCATCAATTCCACGCTTAATTTCTACAGCATTAGCTCCATTATTTAAGTGTTGCAGACCTGCCTTCACCATCTCACGAGCCAACAAAGTAGAAGTTGTAGTACCATCACCTGCGTTATCAGCCGTCTTAATAGCAGCTTGTTTAACCATTTGAACTCCTACCTCTTCTACATTATTGCTCAATGAAATAGATTTAGCAACTGTAACACCGTCTTTGGTGCTTTGGGGATAACCATCGTTGTTAGAAATAACAACATTTCGTCCGTTAGGACCTAAAGTTGACACTACCGCGTCAGCTAACTTATCAATACCCGCAACGAGTTGTTTTCGTGCTTCCGGGCCAAATTCAATAACTTTACTCATTTTCAAAAGGTTCTGTTTGTTCAATAATTTCTTCAATAGTAACTGAAGGTTTGTTAATGCGGGCTAGGATTTCATTTTCTTTACCTACCCAATATTCTGTTCCTTCAAATTCAAAACGTGTGAATCCCATAGTAGGAAGTACTACAATATCACCAGATTTAAGTTGTGTAGGGATTAATACACCTTCAGGTGAATAAAATCCAGGACCAACACCTACTACTTCTGCTGTTTTATTTAGCTCATTTCCCATATCAGGGACAATAATAGAGCCATAAGTTGTTTCTTCAATTTCAACGGGTTTAACTACAACCGCGTTATACAAAGCTTCTAATTTCATAGTCCAATTTTATCTAATAATGCATTCATTTCGTCCTGTTGACGTTGCCATTCGTTGATATAACTCATAATGCTATTATACTCCGGCTTCATATCCAATTTGGATTTGGCAATTTTTTTAAGAGCATGTGATAGATTAGAGTAATGTCCCAAAGGTTTTTCATAATTTTTACCCTTACTACCAGCTTCCAAATTAGCAGGATCAGGAGTAACAGTTTCCATTACAGTATAACAATACTGGTCTTTGGAAATAAAGAATGGCTCGATGGCAGGATCTTTAATAATTGTATAACTCATATTTTTTAATTTATAACGTGAATATAATGAATATTCTTGACATAACCACGCTTTAGGGAGCGATTTAATTACTTAATTTCAAGTGTTTTTGGTTTGGCTTCTTCAGCAAAAGGAACAATAATATGAAGAAGACCATTCTCCATTTCAGCAGTTGCTTTTGAAAGACTAAATTTAGAAGCTACTTTATAACCTAAATTAAAGGAACGTTTAGCAATTCCTTTATGAATATAACTCTTTATAGGTTCATCTCCTTTATCATAAGAGATTTTTAGAATATCCCCTTCGATACTTAATCCAATATCTTTTTTAGTAAGACCAGTACAGGCAACTTCAAAATGAAGTCCCTCTTCTGTTTCATAAATATCTACGGGGTGGGGGATTTTGGCTTCAATAGCCGGTTGGAAATTTAATTCAGACTTAAAAAAGTCTTTAAATAACAGATCAAACGGTGCGAAATTTCGCTCTAAAAATAATGTACTCATATCATTTTAAATTTGTGCTGTCCAAAGATCAGCGGGTTAAACATTAACAAAACTTGCTCCCTAAAGTCATGGTCTTGTCTTATATACATATGTTAAAATTCAGTTTCTGCTTTACGAACCATAAAATATTCGCTAGAGATTGAATTTGTTTGGAACTTTAAACACATAAGTCCCATTTCACCTAACTGCAATGTACCTCCTTCAGCATCTTTATTTGCATAAAGAATAGTTTTAAACATATCTGAATTAAAGGGTAGTTTAATATCATTTGAAGTAATGTTGCCTGAGATTTGGTAGGTGATTTTATTGTTATGTCCGTGAGTATCTCCAAATACAAACTCACAAACGGTTTCTCCATCAATATTTTGAGTAGTAGTAATAAGCATGTTATCAATTTGAGCTAGAGCACTTTTAGCTTTAATCAAATTATCAATGTCTTCAGAAGTTAGATCTAATTCAACTACATAATTAGGAACATTTACAGTACCTACTTTACCAATCAACAATGGATCAGA